ACCTCCATGCAACGGATCAAGTCCCCAGCGTTTGCAAATGTCAGCACATAACTCAACGTATGAATTGTATGTTTCAGAAGTAAATACACCGTCTTCTTTTGGGTGACACGCCTCAATTGATATCGTGTAACTATTTGCACTGTTCGTACACCAGGAGACTTCATCTTCCGGTATCATCTGAATAATTTCTCCATTTAAACCAATGATGTAATGCGCACTTGCTTTTGTAGCTTTTTCACCTTTCGATTCTTTTAATGGGCCTACTGTTCTCAAACTTTCAAAATAGTTTCTGTTATTCTGTCCACTTGAGCCAGGATTTCCAATATAATGACAGGCAATAGCAACTGTATTTTTTCTTTTAGTACCTGGCCTATTATAATTGCTGATTGTCAAATACTGCTTGCTTATATTCATATTTTCTCCCTTCATATAAGAAAGAGGACAGAAGTTGTCCCCTTAATTTTCATTTATCTCATATTCCCCTATGATGTACTGGGTTTGCTTTTCTCTTCATTAGCTCCACCTGCTGCTGCTGCATCTGTCAGTCCCTCTCCAATTATGTAGGCAATCAACGTTGCACCTGCCATAATAACTCCAGCTACTTGTGTCGCCTGATTGTCATTCGCACCAAAAGCCATCATAGAAGTTGTTACAAAACCTACAACCGCCGCCCATAATTTTCTACTTGTTAATTTTCTCATCAAATCTTTCTTCGTCATAATTATTCTTAACCTCCTATTTTAAAATTCTGTGCTAATAATACAATCAGACCAGTTGTAAGCCCGGTTGATATTATCTGAATTACCGATGTTAGTACAGTACGATTTATAGTGTTCCAACGCTCTGCTGGTATGCCCCCCAGCTTCTCTAGTTTCTCCTCCTGGCTCCCCTGCACCCTAAACATTGTTTGCATATTTAAAGCCAATTCTTTAACGGATAACACTAAATCCTGAATGGTTTTATTCTGCTCCTCCTGCTTATTCATCCGATGCTTCAATGATGCTATTTCGTGGTCATATCCTTCTAACTTTACCGCTACTTCTTCATCCGTCACATTTAACCGCCTCCCTTCTTATAATCAAATATAACAAAGGGATGGAAGATTTTCCCCCACCCCATAATTTTACTTCTTTTCTTTTTCATCCTTCCAATTCTTTTTGAAATCATAGTCTTTATAGATGCTATCTCTTTTATAATAAAAAGCTTTACATTTTTTGAGTATATTATCTTTTTCTGCTTGAGTTTTAGCCTCCTTCCATAGAGGTTTATAATGTTCCGTTAGCATCTCACGAATTTTTTGAATGCTTTTCTTTTCATCCCACCCTACTTTCCTTTTTAACTCTATATACTTATCTATTTCGCTCTCAAACATGATCCTGCTTTCCTTATTATTTAGATCATAATTTAGAGCTGACTCAACTATATTTACCTCATCTTTTATGCGGTTATTAATTATTGAATTTTGACTATCAGTTATTTTATCCTCTGGTATTCCTGCCTTTATCATATCTGCCTTTATTTTATCTGCAAGTTTCTGGTTTCCTTTCTCCGTGGCATCTAGCATCATTTTAGAATATTTCTTTCTATTTTCATCACTTCCGATATCATATGTTCGCTTCAACCATTTATAATCAGATTCCCCTCCTGCTGCCTGGTTTGCTGTATCAATGATCGCAGTCGCATCCCTTATGATATTTTTAAGTGGTATTCCTAAAAATTTGCTAGTTGCCTGAGCTGTATTAATTACTATATATTTTGTTGTATATTCACTCTCCCCTTTCCTAAATTTATCAAGTTTTTTCATGGCATAATAAATATCTTGTATACCAGACAAGTCAGCTCTTACAGGAGTAAATCCATCTGCAACGGATAATACATCTTTTGCGTAAGGAATCATGTTAATAGGGTTTACATTGTCCGACATATTTTTACCAACGTAATCCCAATATTTTTCCACCCATCCTTTTTTTCTATCATCGTCTCTTGTTGCATCAATTATCGCAGAAGCTAATGAGGTTAAAAACGCATTTGCAACAAACGCACCTGCAGCTTTCCCAGCATACTCCACAGCACCTTTTTCCTTCCTGTCTAAGCCTATCTTTGCCCGGTAAAGCATATTATAGCTTTTTAGCGGTTCTGCCATAAAACTGGTTGATAATTTGTTAAATCCATTTTCGCTCCTCATGATCTGGGTACGATGTAGGACTGAATCTGCCACCTGTGTTCGGTCAATAATATCGGAAAATCGCTTTCCTACTTGCTTGTAATATTCTTCACTCTCGACTTTTAAATCCGGGTGTAAATCTTGCGTTTCATACTCACAAGCTTTCCATAGACGATTCCATGTGATTTTATCTCCCAGTTCTGCCAGAATCATAGTATCATTTACTCTCTTTTGTAACATGCTATCAGTACCAAACAAAATATCTTTTAACTGCCTGGAGGTCTGCATGCGGTAAAATCCCCAATCTTTCCACTGTGCTATTGGTGCATACTTACATATTAGATCCCATTGACCCTTTTTACTAATCGTAATCATACCCCTAGTTAAATACTTAGGAGATATTTCCACGCTTGCCCTGGCAATTGCGGTAGGCTGCTGAATTGCTACCCTTAAATTACCTCCTACTGATGCAGCTTTCATGTTAGTTAATAACTTTTCTCCTATGCTCCTATCAATTCTCATTCCTCCATTTATATCTTCCACAAGTTTTGATATATAATTATTCCCTTCTTTTCCAAAAGACTTTTCAATCTCCTGCTTAATGCTAGAGCCATTAAAACCTCTTGAATCCTTATAATTCATTAGCTTATGGAAATCGGAAAGAGGAACAACATAAGCGTTATAGCTGCTCATTTGATCAACCTGTCTGGTATAAACGTCAAAAATATCTTCTACAATAATAGGATTATTTGCGTTTCTTACTGTACCTTTAGTAATACCCATATTTTTAATAGTAGTATTTTTCTGATTTTGCTCTTCCTTACTGGATACAAAATTCTTATCTGTCACAATTGGGAAATAATCTCTTGCATTGAACTTTTCATATCCGTACATCTCCATAGAAGCTTCGTTTCCCCATGCTGCAACTTGATCTCCTAAGAATTTTTGTATACCATCAGCTAATCTTTTTTGCTCCGGCGTAAGTGAATTAATTATATTCCTAACATCTTCTTTAGTGACCTTTACAGGAAACGATTTTTCAACATGAGGTATCTGAGGGGTATTATTACTTGATATAGCACCAACTTGCCGATCAGAAGGTTTAATTCCACCTTGCCTGTCATACATATGTCCTCTGGCTTGATTCCTTTTATCTAACTCATATAAGGACATGACTTGACTAATAGTAAGATTTAATTTTCCCCCTTTTACTGCAAATTCTGTTGTTTTAGCCTTCATTCCAGACCACTCACGAATATCTTTTGCTGTAATGTTATTTTCCTGCATTACCTCCCCTATATAATCCTCTGATTGTTTCAATCTAAGAGTCTTTTTATTCAGACCTTCCCTTATCGAATCATACATTGTTTTAAATGCTGGCCCCACCTTTTCAAACATGGTGAGTGGATCAATCAAATCGTAGTTCATGAATTTATCAGTGGCCCCCACTGTGCCAGCATATTCCGTTTGCTTTTTTATATTTTCTGTTTGCTGAAATACATCTTCGGCAAGAAGGCTTACTTCTCTGTATCTTTCATTGCTTTTCATTACATTAATTTCAGTCAGAGCCTTTTTCATGGATTGTACCGTTTTTTGCAATTCCTCCATGTTATACGCATCTAATTCTTCCAGCTTCGAAATACCATCTACTTTCCCTACCAGTCCATTGATTCTTTCTACCATATCAGGATCAATGTCAATGTAATAATCCTTTCCGTCAGTATCTATCATTCCCTCTCTTTCCATAATTCCTTGGAAAAGTTTCTGAACTTCATTCCATGTCTTTGTCCTCTGAGTCTGTATGTCCCCAGAATCATCTTTCGACGAAAAATCAATACTCTCCAGAAATTCGGCAACCTTTCCTTTAAGTTCCTGGGGAATATGTTTCTTGTCTGTAGGACTGAGAAGCCAGGTTTGCATAGCCTTTGTTTCTTTTAATATGATCTTCTTAGCATTTGATCGTCTCAAAGAGTCCCTGCGTTCCTGCAATTTTTTATTAAATTTTTGATGTTGAACTATCAACTCTCGGCTATGATCGTCTTTTATGCCTCTTATATCTCTGTTTTTTTCAGCCTCATACTGGATAATACGGCTCTGCTTAAAATTCTCTATTTTCTTCTTATAGTCTCGCTTTACCCGATCAATTTCAAGAGCTTTCTTGTCGGCATATGTGGGTTTAACACTTCTTACATCATTGAAATATGAGTCCAGAAGCTCCTGACCCACAATATAGGACATTTCATCCATGTTTGCATGATATGGATTTATAACCTGCGCTTGTGTTATATCAAGCACATTTCCTATTTGCATCAATCTATCAGAAGGATGTGTAATACCAATATCAAACAATTCCGGATGCTGCCCGGCTAATTCATCATAAAAACTATCAGCAGATATGCCCTCATTTCCAAGCTTCATACGCCCAAAATACTGTTTACGGAATGCATTATATCCACCTGCTGCCGTAAGATCAGCCTTATCTTGCTCTGATATCTTTATTTTGGTACTTCTAATTTGTTGTCTAAGCCCTTTATATAATTCCGTAAGTTCTGAATCCGTCTGATTGGAATTTTTTAATATGCTCCTGGCAATATCGGTAGCAACCTCTGAAACCTCTTTCCCATCTACTTGATCCGAACTTCTTATGTATTCAAAGAATTTTGTTACATTACGCTCTAATATTTTTGAATCGTATGAACTATTATATTTCTTCAATACCGCACGGGATATTTTACGAATATCTTCTAGACGCATTTCATCTTTTGATGTTAATTCAAACTGTTTTTGTAAGAGTGTATTGGCCTCACGAAGATCATCATTCTCATGGAC